CTACTCCCCTGGTTTAGTGTCGGCCACATCATAGGGAGCACTGCCGTCGTCTGGCGCGTTCACCGTCAACTGACACTCTATCTTGGAGACTTCGGTCAGGGTGAGCTTGCCACCAAGGTTGGCCATAAGGGTGGCACTCGGTATCGTCACGGTCTGACCGCTCTTCAGCTGAATCTCACACTTGTCACGGAGTTCCACAAGGTCGGTCGGGGCTTTCCAACCGGTATAGGCTCCTTGCGTGCCGACAAGCGTTCCACCAAGGGCGAGTTGGAGGTTCTCGTAGTCCAGCTGTATGAGGTTGAACGTGGGGGCTATAGTGCCGTTCTTCGTGACAAGAGTCAGCACGGGGGCACCGGGCACCTGCTCGGCATCCACATCCACTTTCTCGGGCTTGGCTCCACCCCAGTCCCAGCTGCCCTTCTCTATATAGCCGACTGTCTTGTCACCAAACTTTACGACACCGATGCCGTACATGAATTTCTTACTTTCTGCCATATTTTTCTTGTTATGATTGTTAATACTGTGCCGGTCGCCACTCCGACAATAAAGGCGATGAGAAGCATCTTCCACGGATTTGAACTGCGTTCTTTTTCCGTTCTGGCTTCATTCTTCTGCTGCTCCAATGCTTTCTTGTAGCTCGCCATCTGGCGCTCATAGTACTCGCACTGGCGTTGCAGACTGTCGCAAGTGGCATACACCACGATGATGCCACCTTTGTTCTGCACGGTTGCGCTGGCTCGTCCGTTCTTGGCTCGGTACTCTGCCTTTTCGGGCAGGTTAGTCAGTTCCGCCAGAGATATCTCCAGCTTGGCTTCCTCCTGTGGTACTGTCTCCGTCCATGTGTGACGCACCTCGCTCTGGAGGGTGTCCGCGGATACTTGTTTCACGCTTTCCTCCGTGGCCACGCTCGCTTTTCGGCTTGTCGCGCAGCCCGACAAGAACAGGGCAATCATCATGATGCTTGCAACTGTTCGCAGTGTCGATAGCCTTCCGAAGACGCGCCATCTCGCGTTTCGAGGCTTCGAGGTATCTTCTTGTCTCATTGAGTTCTTCCTTCAATGGTTTCACGATGTTCTCTACCAAGATACGGGTGGCATGCTCGGCGTTGTCCATACGCACCGTCTCGGCATCGGCTTCCGCCTTCATCGATTCCGCTTTCGCTTTCCTTATGGTAGCCCGCAGCGTGCATATTGCAACAATGGTAGCCACCAGACCTCCGCCAAGGAGGACGTTTAGGACTTCGCTGATATTCATGCCATCCATATTTTTACTGTTGGTATATTCCTATTGACTTGAGCCACTTGGCTACATCGAAGGCTGGGCAGGCTTTATTTACGCCTGGAAGGTCGCAATGACCTACAATCTTGATCTGCGGAAAACGCTGATGGAAGTTCCGCACATAGTCGGTCATCGCCTTCATCTGCGCAGGGGTGCGCGTGTCCTTGGGATGCTTCATATCCTTGGTGCAGCCACCGGCATACACCACATGACGGCTCACACTGTTGTAACCCTTTGCACCGTTGGTCACTTCCCACGGATCAACCTCCGCATCTTCGTTGTTATCGACAAGGCGTTCCACCTTGCCATCCAAGTGTATCAGGTCGGTATAGCCTACCTGCTTCCAGCCACGCCCACCCTTGCTTACTGGGTCAGTGTGCCAGTGGCGTATCTCATTCGAGGTTACCTCACGGCCTTCAGGGGTGGCTGTGCAGTGTAGGACTAAATACTTCATTCTCGCCATTACGCTTCAGCTTTATATCCGCTGGTCATTACAACACCTGCATCTGCCTTCTTGAACATGCAGATGAAGTAGTGGCGGAAGTTCACCTTGTTGCGCTGGTACTCAGGGTCGTTCTCAGCAGGGCTCCAATACATCTTGGTGGAGCCAGTAGCCTTGAACACACGCTGTGTATAGAATGCAAATGAGCAGTGGAAATCACCTGCGGTATCTCCCTTGTCGCCGACTGCCTTCTTCACTCCATTGGATGTATAATAAGGGGTATTGACAAATTCATAAATGTCAAAGCCGTAGAGCTTGCCTACCTTGCCGGTGTTGCGGTCGATGTTGTACTGCTCCTTAAAACGCTGATCGGTCTCCAAGAGGTCGTTCACATGGTCGGTACACAATACGAGGCGACGGTTGGTGGTCGGAACGCCCAACTTGTCGAGGGCTGCCTTCATCGCAAGCAGGTCCTTGACGGTCATTTTGAGACGACCAGTAGCAGCATCACGTTCGCCGGTGGTGGTCAGCACTGGGGTCTTGGCTGTATTCTTCTGGGCGCAGAGCGCATGTGCTGCCTTGGTGAACTTGGCATCGTTGATGGCGTTTGAATGACTCTCCTTCACTCGGGCAATCTTGTCGTAGCTGATGGCGTACAACTCATCATCGGTGATAGGGGTCACCTTGGTCTGGAACTTGTCAAGCTTAATGGCGATGTCCTTGTCATCAAGTGCCTGCAAGGGGATTGGGTAGGTGGTGTTGTTGACAAGCACGTCAGGGTCAACGCCAACCTCCACCAAGTGAATCACATCATTGTCAACGATGCTTGAACTGTCGGGGATTCCATCAAGCCAAGTTCCTGCGAGAAACTCACGCAAGGACTTAACCAACTCTCCAGTCCAAATCTCCTTAAGCACGCCCTCGCGTGCCACGCCCACTGGCATTGCACCGCTCACGGCTAATGCGATGGCATTGGCACCTACTGCACCTGCCACGGGCGATACGCCCAAAGTCATACCGAACACGGCTCCTGTAAACGCATTGAACAGCAAAGCCGTAATCATGGTCAAAATTGTTTTCATTCTTTTTGTATTATTGGTTTGTACTAAAGTTCACACTCCATGCCGTACTCCTCCTTGTAGAGTCGCTTATACTCCTCGGGCTGCTCTTTGCGGAGTGTCAGGAGTTCTGCAGACGGCACATCGCTCAGTTTCTTGTATGTGGCAGGCTGCTGGGTTGAAGCTCCACCCTGGTGGCCGATAACGGCACTGAGCTTCATCTGTGGCGACATGGCAGAGATGATGCGCTCCAACTTCTCCTGGCCAATTTCCTTGCCGAGGTTGATGAACTCGTCTTTCTTGTCTGTGGCGATACGCTTCTCGCCGACTGCTTTCTCCACGACGGCAGTGATACTGGCAAGCGTAAGGGTCTCCTTCTCCTTCTGGAGTCTCTCGTTCTCTTGCTTAGCGGCATTCAGCTCGCTGAGCTTGGCGGTGATCTCCGCATCAGTCGCCGTTTCCGGCAAGCCCAACTGCAGGGCATACTGTTTCTGTTCCATTTGTTTTTGATTATTATTGTTCAACATTGGCAAGGGACACTCGCTGTCCTTGCCGAGAGTAATCTTCTTGCCGTCCTTCTGCAGCACGATGGCATCATCATTGGCTCCAATGTCCACCAAGCTAACCTCAAACAGTTTGCTCTTGGTGACGGTAGGACTGGTCTGACCCTGCACAAGCAGTTCGGGGTCCTCACTTGTCTCCAGAATGTCAAGCCCTGCGCTCACCATCTTCAGACTGCCGAACTCATACTGCTTCTTACAGCGTGTGGATAGTTCGGATGCTTCGTCAAACATCAATTCGCCGGTCACTTCACCATCCTCCACCTTCAGGTCTTTCACATAGCCTATCACATTACCACGCTCGTGCATATACAGCAGGACGGGGTTGCGCTGATACTGCTCCACGTTCATGCCAGCTGTCAGCACTCTTGTGCCGTAGCTGTTCAGGCTATCGTTGGTTATTCTTACGCGTTTTCCTTTACTCATATCATTGTCGTTTTCTGGGCTGCATTGCCCGATTCGCAGTGCAATATTACGAGGTAATTGTCTGTCCGCCAAAAAAGTGTGCAATGGTTGCACACTTCTATGAAACCATTGCACACTTTTTTGGAGAGCCACCGAAATCGTGGCACTTTTGCAGAAGGAATCGGGGCGTGGTATGCCCTGATGTGAACAAAAACCTTATCAACATGACAAAGGCAGATATTGAAAAAAAGAAATCGCTGGCACGCACGCTCTATCTTTCGGGCATGGAGCAGCAGGAGATTGCGGAGAAGGTGGACGTGTCGCGCGTCACCATATCCAAATGGTGCTCAGCCGAGGGGTGGAAAGAGGCTCGTGCCGCCAAGAACATCACACGCCCTGAACTGGTGAACAAACTGTTGCTCACCATCGACACACTCATTACACAAGTGAATGGTTCCGACGACCCTGCACTCATTGCAGGACTTGGCGACAAGTTGGCTAAACTCTCGTCGGTCATTGAGAAGCTCGACAAGAAGGCTAATGTGGTGGACGCCATCGAGGTGTTCATGGCGTTCTCCAAGTGGCTGGAGTACCGCTCACAGACAGACCCAGAGGTGACTCCCGAACTGATGCGTGTAATCAACAAGTACCAGGACATGTACATCACAGAACAGATGGGCATAAAATAGTGGAGGCAGCCTATGGCAACAGCAGCGGAAAAGAAAAAGGCATACGAGGAGTGGAAAGAGCGATGCCGGCAAGTGCAAGCCATTACGGACACGTCACTCCTGAAAAGCGAAACGCCAGTAGAAAGGGACATGCGTATCAAACGCTTGCTCAACAACTACGCAGCGTTCTGCGAGTATTACTTTCCCCACTTCCTGCAATTGCGTGACAAGACGACCGGCGAGGTCATACGCACCATTCACAACGCTCCGTTCCACAACGAAGCTGCACGCAAGGTCCGAAACACACCCGACTTGAAGGCTGTATTCATGTGGCCGCGCGGTCACGCCAAATCGACCCACCTTGATGTATTCACGCCGCTCTGGTTGATGTTCCAACCGAAGCGGCTTATCAACTTTATGGTGGTTGTCGGGAAGTCGGAGGACAATGCCGACCGACTGCTTGGAGATATTCAAGCGGAACTGGAATACAACCAGCGTCTCATTGCCGACTTCGGACAGCAGAAGAACGACGGCGGATGGCAGGAGGGCGAGTTCAAGACAAAGAGCGGTGTGAAGTTCCTTGCCTGCGGTCGTGGACAGTCGCCTCGTGGCCTGCGTGACCGTGAATCCCGTCCTGACTACATCGTCATTGATGACCTTGACGACGATCAGCTTTGCAAGAACGACAAACTCGTACACGACCTCACCGACTGGGTGAAGGAGGCTCTCTTTGGTGCGCTTGATGTGGGCCGTGGACGCTTCATTATGGTGGGCAACCTCATCAGCAAGAACTCTGTGCTCTACAATCTCTCACGTACAAAGGGAGTGTTCCTTTCTAAAATCGTAGCGGTCGATCGTAACGGAGAACCGGTATGGAAAGAGAAATGGACCAAAGAGGAGGCGCAGGCTTACCGCGACTTCGTGGGCTATCGTGCCTGGGAGAAGGAGATGATGCACAACCCTATCGTGGACGGCACCATCTTCCGTGCGGAGTGGATTCGCTACAAGCGTCTGCCCAAGCTCGAAAAGTACGACATGCTGGTGTGCTACACCGACCCGTCGTTCAAATCGACCACTTCCAACGACTACAAGGCGTGCCGCCTGTGGGGAAAGATTGGCTCGGAACTGCATCTCATCGATGCTTTCGTGCGCCAGGCTACGGTCAGCGAGATGGTGCGGTGGCTTTACGACCTCTATGAGCGCACACGCGACACGGTGGCCGTGCAGTTCTTCATGGAGGCGAACTTCATGCAGGACGTGATTCTGGACGAGTTCGCCGTAGAGGGAAACCTGCGCGGATACCAGTTGCCCATCATGCCCGACAAGCGCAAGAAGCCGGACAAAATTCAGCGCATCGAGGCGGTCAGTCCGCTTTGGGAGCGTGGATTCGTTTTCTACAACGAGCGCAAGAAAGACGACCCCGACATGCAGGTGGGCATTGAGCAGACGCTGGCACTGGAGCGTGGCAGCCGTGTACACGACGATACGCCCGATGCCGACGAGGGTGCGATATGGATTCTGCAGCGCAACACAAGACAGGAAAGTTTCAAACCGGTGTTCGGCAAGAGGCCGACCGCCAAAAACATTTGGTAACTATGATTCAAGTTATAAAGGACATTATCTGGGGATGGCAGTGCAAGCGTGCCATCAAGAAAGCCAACAAGCTCTCGGAGCTGCTTGGCATGAAATATTACGTGATTTACATGAACGGCTCGCTGAAGGTCGTGCCGAAACGCACCATCCGTGAACTGGTGGCAAAGCACCGCTTCCGCAAGGGTGTGAAGGTGACTGACATCGAGCGTCGTGCCATTTATGTTACGCATTAAGAAAGGGGGCGCATCATGTTTATCACGGAAGAAGACTACAGGGTGGTCATCGGCGAGAATGCGCTGAAGGTGGTGTCGCAGGCCTCTGGGGAGATACGCGACAATGCGGAACTGGAGGCATGTGAGGAGATTGCCGGCTACCTCCGTCCGAAATACGACACGGAGGCGGTATTCTCGGCTGAGGGTGAGGAGCGCAACCGCCTGGTGGTGATGTATGCCGCCGACATTGCGCTCTACCACATGATCGCAGCGATGCCTCAGAAAATGGGCAGCGAGATACGCAAGGAACGCTACGAGCGTGCGGTCAAGTGGCTGGAAGGTGTGCAAGCCGGGAAAATTATCCCCGACCTGCCGCTCGCCACCGACGAGGACGGCACACCGACAGGCGACCTGCTCATATTCGGTTCACAGAAACAATTACGACACAACTGGTAACGCTATGGATATAAAGAATTTTTTCAGCGGTATGTTCGGTGGCGGTCAGAACGTGCTGCACACACCATACGGCGACCTGCATCTTGCCAAGTCGTCAGACCGCAAGCGCGTGAAGAAGATGGTCATCGAACTGGAGCGCACCACCGATGCGCTCACGCGCAGGGACATCGCCGACTGGCGACAGGCTTGGCAGATGGCCATCAATGTGGACAGCCCGAACCGCCAACGCCTTTACGACATTTACCGCGATGTGGAGATTGACCTTCACCTCTCGGGTTGTGTGCGCCAGCGTGTGGGATTCGTCATGGCGAAGTCGTTCAAGCTGGTAGATGCCAAGGGCAACGAGGACGAGGAGGCGCACCATTATTTTGACCAGTCGTGGTTCAAGCAGCTGCTTGAATATGCACTTGCCGCCAACAACTGGGGACACTCGCTCATCGAGCTTGGCGACCTCACCACCGACGGCGACGGCTGCGTGTGCTATACGGACGTGAAACTCATTTCACGAAAGCATGTCATTCCGGAATACGGGCGTGTCATTCAGCAGCTCGGGCAGGACTGGACTTCGGGCATAGACTACCGCTCGGCTCCGTTTACAGACTGGCTCATCGAAGCTGGACGGCCTGACGACCTCGGACTGTATCTGAAGGCTGCCACGCAGACCATACCGAAGAAGAACATGCTGGCGTTCTGGGATTCATTCGGTGAGATTTTCGGTATGCCGATGCGCATCGCCCGCACCACCTCACGCGACCCCAAGGAGATGGGACGACTGGAGCAGATGCTGAAGGGCGCAGGGGCAAGCCAATACATGGTGGCTGGGCAGGACACGGAGATTGAGTTTGTGGAGAGCGGCAAGGGCGATGCCTTCAACGTCTATGACAAGCGCATCGACCGGGCGAACTCGGAACTCTCGAAACTCATCATCGGGCAGACCATGACCATTGAGGACGGCAGCAGCCTCTCGCAGTCGGAAACGCACCTGGAGGTGTTCGAGAACCTGGTGGAGAGCGACTGCACCATGCTGCGCGACATCGTGAACAACCAGCTGATCCCGCGCATGGTGAAGCACGGCTTCCCTGTCAAGGGACTGCGCTTTGAATGGGACGATGCGGTGGACTATACCCCGGAGCAGCAGGTGGCATACGAGACGATGATTGCCGACCGATACGAGGTGGACCCGACATACTTTGCGGAGAAGTACAGCATGCCTGTGGGGGAACGGCGCAACGCCACACCCATGCTACCCGGTGGTGGGGACGATGATGATGAGGGTAACAACAAGCCAGACGACAAGGACGGCAAGAAGAAACAGCAGCAAAACGTACACGGCAGTTTTTTCGATTAAGCCCCAGTGATTATCTGGGGCTGCACCAACGCTACGCCCTGCTGTTAGGCGATGAGCCGCAGACTTTATCGCTGTCAAAGGAGCGTGAGGAGGAGATACGCAAGCAACTCACAGAGCTGTTCGATGGCATGATGCACACGCTCTACTCGTTGGAGGGTTCGCAGTTCCGCATCGAGGTGCTGGCCGAGCCGAAAATCCAGAAGTTCATCGATGCCCATGCCGGTGTGCTGGACTCCACTTTCAAAAAGGTGGAGATGTCCGATGCCATGCGCAAGCGGCTCCAGCGGTCGGACTACATATTCTCCGGCATGAAAACATTCCATGAGTTGAACGAGGCGTTCCCGTCCTTGCTGGATTCTAACGGCAATAGAAAGACATTCGAAGCCTTTTTGAATGATGTTAGAAAGATAGACAAGACCTACAACTCCAACTACCTCCGTGCGGAGTACAACTTCGTGCAGTCGTCTGCGGAGATGGCTGCCAAATGGGAGCGGTTCTCGGAGGACGGCGACCGATACAACCTTCAGTACCGCACGGCTGGCGATGGCAAGGTGCGCCCGGAACACGCTGCGCTTAACGGAGTGACGCTTCCACCCTCTGACCCGTTCTGGGAGGAGTACTATCCGCCCAACGGCTGGAACTGCCGCTGTACCGTAGTACAGGTTCGCAGGTCGAAATATCCTGTCACACCCCACAATGAGGCTATGGCATTGGGCGAAGAAGCTCTTCAGCGTGACACAAAGGGTATCTTCCATTTCAATCCAGGAAAGGAAGACAAGACCGTACCCGACTACAACTCCTACACTATTCGCCGGTGTCGTGACTGCGATGTCGCTAAGGGAAAGTTGAAACTGACTTTCGTGCCGGACAATGAGTTATGTGCCGCTTGTCGTTTTCTTCATGAATGCGTTGGCAATCGTGAAAAGACACAAGCTGCAATCTTACGTAAACATTATATAGATAAAGAAATGGCTCCACTGCTTGATAAAAAAGTCCAGAAGCAATTACCGAATGGAAACAATATAAAAGTCGGATTTGACAAGAAAGGAAACAAGCATTTGTATTCTGATACAATGGCCAGAACTCGCCGTGTGAGTGCCGATGAATTAAAAGACATGGACATCATGCTTGATAATGCCATATATTTGGATGAAGCAGCACATGACCCTACACACAACAATCCGTTTGATTACTTCTACTATTTCAAGGCTACGACTGCAGATGGACAAAGCGTAAGGTTGAATATCGGGCGAGAAACGCACAGAAGAAACGATGGGCGTATTATTGTGAAATACATTTGCTATTCCATCAACAATATAAACGAATAAAAGCATCTCAGGCGACCTCTTAGCTTGTTACGCAGTTCGGCCATTCCCTCAATGCTTTGGTGCAAAGGTAATAACAATTTTTCAAAACACATCAAGATATGAACAAAATTATCTCATTTCTGAAGAAAAGCAACCGCTACAAGCATCTCATCGGCGGTTTATTGGCCGGTCTGTGTGCCTTGTCACCATGGACGGCTATCTATTCAGCCATCATCGCAGCCTCATGCCTCGAACTCAAAGACAAACTTCACGGCTGTCCTTGGGACTGGATTGACTGGGCTTGCACAGTGCTCGGGGGCTTCATTGCAATGTTATTTTGGCTCATTGTGTAATATTCATTCATCTTTTGCACAGAGAATGAGTAACTTTGCAAACTGGTAGAGTTTCCCATAGGCCGTGTGGTCTATCGCGGGTACAACAATGCGAACGCGAATGGCGGTGTCTCGAATGCGAATGCGAATAACGATGCCTCGAATGCGAATGCGAATGTCGGCTCGCGCCTGGAAATCTAACTAATCGGCGTACAACGATGGGGACGTGTCCCTAATGTGGAGCCGAGGGAAACGAGCCACAGCAAAAGCACCTATATTCAAGGTGGAAAGCTGAAACATCAAGTATCGGGCAATAGAGTTTGGTAGGTCGGTAACGATTCGAAGAAGTTTGGCCCGGGGAAAGGAAGGCCCTTATCTTCCATCATAAAAAGAAGACCATGCACAGAGAAGGCTATATCATGCAAGAGATAACGTCCTACGGCAATATGTCGGAGGCGTTTGACCGTGTACTGCGTGGGACAAAGCGAAAGAGATGCCGTCAAGGACGCTATCTGCTCGCACACCGCGAGGAGGTGATTGCAGAACTGACTGCAAAACTTGCCGATGGTTCCTTTCGGCTCGGCAATTATCATGAACGCATCATCTGTGAGAATGGCAAAGTAAGACACCTGCAGATTATTTCCATGTACGACCGCATCGCAGTGTATGCCGTGATGAACGTGGTGGACCAACATCTGCACAAGCGTTTCATCAGGACGACTGGAGCAAGTATCAAGAAGCGTGGCACACATGATCTCCGCAAGTGCATGCAATTGGACATGGAACGTGACCCCGAAGGCACACGCTACTGCTACGAGTTCGACATCAAGCATTTCTATGACAATACTAAGCCTGAGTTTGTCATGTGGTGCTACCGCAGAGTATTCAAAGACAAAATCCTGCTGTCGCTCCTGGATCATTTTCTTCATCTTCTGCCGGAGGGTATCAGTTTCGGGTTGCGAAGCTCACAGGCTTCTGGCAACCTCTTGTTGTCCGAGTACCTTGACCATTATCTGAAGGACAAATACGGCATCCGCCATTTCTACCGTTATTGCGATGACGGTAGAGTGCTCTGTGGCAACAAGCAAGAAAATTGGCTGGCACACGGCATTGTACATGAGCAAGTCGAAAAAATTGACCTTGAAATCAAGAAGAACGAAAGGGTATTCCCATCAGCGCAAGGAATCGACTTCTTGGGGTATGTGACATTCAACGGATCATACTCACTACTGCGCAAGCGCGTCAAGAAGAAGTATGCAAGGAAACTACACAAAGTCAAGTCAAGAAAGAGACGGCGAGAACTGATTGCGTCATTCTACGGAATGGCCAAGCACGCTTGCTGCCGAAATTTGTTTTATAAATTAACAGGCAAAAAAATGAAATCATTTAAGGATTTGAATGTCGCTTACAAGCCAGAGGACGGCAAGAAGCGATTTGCGGGTGCCGTGGTAAGCATCCGCGAGTTGGTGAACCTGCCCATCGTGGTAAAAGACTTCGAGGTCGGAGTCAAAACCAGCCAGGGCGAAGACCGCTGTGTCGTGTCCATCGAGCAGAACGGCGAGCCAAAGAAATTTTTCACCAACAGCGAGGAGATGAAAAACATTCTCCAGCAAGTGAGTGAAATGCCAGACGGCTTCCCATTCGAGACCACCATCAAGGCGGAAACCTTCGGCAAAGGTAGAACAAAGTACATTTTCACATGATGAACAGAGTAAACGGAGCACAAGGGGTAAAGCTGCTTGAATGCACCAACCCCGTCAAAGGAAAATGGCGCGTCCGCTGGGACGTGCATAACAACGAGGATGGATCTGCTGACTATATGGAGGCGGAGTTCAACGGAAAGCCATCTGAGGATACCATCAAGACCATGGTGTCGGAATGGTTCAACGACCGCACGAACGAGACCATACTTTCTGGCTTCGTGTGGAACGGCATAAGCGTGTGGCTCTCTAACGAGAACCAGTTCAACTACAAGGTGGCATACGACTTGGCTGTGCAGTCTGACGGCAAGACATTGCCAGTCACGTTCAAGTTCGGAACAGACGATGTGCCATACTATCACACGTTCAGCACCATCGAAGAACTGACGGACTTCTATACCAAAGCCATGCAGCATATCCAGGACACACTGGCTGACGGATGGAAGAGCAAGGATAATTTCAATTTGGAGTTATACCGAGACTAAGAACAATCCCTTCGGGGGAGGGAAATAAAAAAGCCCCCGGCCTGTTAATTAGTCGTCTCACTTACTCATTAACACAACGATACCTCTTACCGGCACGACCGGGGGCATATACCCTCGTTCGCCAGTAAGAGGTTTATTTTTGTTGTGCGCGATTGCGCTGAATAAGTGAGACGATGCAAAAGTACTAAATTTTTCTGAAAATGAAACTGATAGAGATACTTAATTTGAACAGGGAACTGCTGATTTACTTCCAAAAGGCAGGAATCAGACTGGACGATGTGCAGTACATCGACCTTTTTAATGAATACCGCACGCTTTCCGCACAGGGCGAGAAGGTGTCCTATATCGTGGCAAGGCTCGCCACGGAGTATGCCGTCAGCGAGCGCAAGGTCTATAACCTCATACGCCGTTTCAAAACCGACTGCAACCTGCTTGCAGTGTAACGTGGTGGCTTGTTGGTTAGGGAGAGGTGCTGCCGTGTTACCTTTGCACCGTTTTCAAAATCAAAACGGTCATGAACAAATACCATCAAATTTTACAGAAAGTGCTTGCCGAGGGCAAGTGCCAACAAAACAAGAAGGGGAGCATACGCTATCTGCTCAACGAGAGGCTGGTGCTCTCCCCTGCCGACCTGCTCGACATCTTCGAGGGGCACGGCATCGCACGCAAGAAGTTAAGGAATGAGCTGCAGCTTTTCATGCAGGGTGAACGCAACGTGGAGAAGTACCGCGAGGTGGGCATCAACTGGTGGGACTACTGCGGTGCCATTCTCGTAAACTCCTACCCCACCTATTTTGAAAAGTTGCCGCCACTCATTGCAAGAATCAACCGGGAAAAACGCAACAGCAAGAATTATGTGCTGTTCCTTGGTTCCACCGATGCGGAGACAAACCAGGCTCCGTGCCTGTCGCTCGTCCAGTTCCAGATAGAGAACGGCGAACTGGTTGTGTCGGCTTACCAGCGCAGCTCAGACGCGAACCTCGGCTTGCCTGCGGACATCTACCATCTCTACCTTATGGCTAGGCAGATTGACCTCCCGTTGAAGTCCATCACGCTGAACCTTGCGAATGTGCATATCTACGAGAACAACATCGAACACACCATACAACTGCTCGACGGGAACGAGAACGTGAAATTTGAACTGAACGTATAAAACATGAAAAAACAGTATTTATCGGCACCGCTCCCTTTCGTGGGACAGAAGCGCATGTTCGCGCGTGAGTTCATCAAGGTTCTGAAGCAATATCCGGAGGACACGGTATTCGTGGATTTGTTCGGCGGTTCAGGTCTGCTGTCGCACATCACCAAGTGCCAGAAGCCAAATGCCACAGTCATATACAACGACTTCGACGGCTACCGCAACCGCCTACAGCATATCCCGCAGACCAACCGCCTTTTGGCTGACCTGCGCAAAATGGTGGAGGCGGAGGGCATACCCAAGCACAGCTGCATCCGTGGCGAGCTGCGCGACCGTATATTCGCCCGACTGGAGCAGGAGGAGCGTGAGGTCGGGTACATTGACTTCATCACCATTTCCGCAGGACTGATGTTCTCCATGAAGTACAAGATGAGCATTCCTGAAATGAGGAAGGAGGCACTCTACAACAACATACGCAAGTCTGACTATCCCGCTTGCGATGATTATCTGGAAGGCATCACTGTTGTGTCGTGCGACTACAAGGAGTTGTTCGCCCGATACAAGGACGTGCCGAATGTGGTGTTCCTTGTCGATCCGCCGTATCTCTCCACCGATGTGGGTACATATAATATGTACTGGAGGCTGTCAGATTACCTTGATGTGCTGACCATTCTTGCCGGTCATCGTTTCGTTTACTTCACTTCTAACAAGTCGTCCATCATCGAGCTTTGCGAGTGGATGGGCAGGAATCCGACCGTGGGCAACCCATTCAGAAACTGTCACAAAGTGGAGTTCAACGCCACCGTGAACTACAGCTCGCACTACACGGACATGATGCTGTTCACCGATGCCGCCTGACGGTGTTATAATTCAATTCTGACAACATAATAAGAGCGTTCCAAGCAATCAGCCGGGAACGCTCTTTCTGTTTGATACGGGGCAAATCAGAGCCGTTTTATGGCGACATACTGATATACCTCTATGGTCTCCACGATGTCCTCGTGGTCATGGTTGGTGATGCTCTGCGCAAGGTCAAGTTCTCCGAAGGTTTCGCCCTCCAGGTTGGCAAGCCTCCTGTGGATTCTGTCGGGCAGGTCGAACACCTCCAGCGCATCTTCCTTGAACGGACTGCCCTCACTGGCAGCGCCTGCCCAGTCGGTGACGATGTGGAGGGTTATCTGTGGCTCGGCACGGTATTCCACTCCGTTCACTATCGGTTTCCACTGTATCGGGCCGAACTCCACGAACACGGCAGGTCTCTCCCACCCTTCTTCCTGCTCGATGAACTCCACGTTGCGGTTCCACAGGTCGATGTGCTTTATTTCCGCTATCGCTCCGAGTTCCCTGCAAAGGAGGTTATAAAGTTCTTTTCTCATTTTCGCTTGATTTCAAATTCCACATTAAAGTATTCGGTGATGTTCTCCTCCACGATGTCTCGGACGGCCTTTTCCACTTCGGGTGACACGCCCAGGAAACGCCTGCGCGGTATCTTGATGCTCTTGCCCTCTTTCATCAGCGCCATGTACTTCCAGAATTCGGCCTCAGTGCTCAACTGGACGGTGCGCTTGTCGTTGCGCCACTCGCCGTTCTTCTTGCGGCCGAACGCTCCTGAGGTCTCGTAATACTTTGCCCAGAAGAAGCGCTTCATCTTCTTAGTCACCTTTATCTCCCCCCCGTCGTTGTGTATGGCCGCATACGGCAGCGTGGTGAAGAACGTGATGCTGTTCTCGGTGGTTCGGCTGGATATGCTCTGGCGGAGGGTGCCGGTGTCTATCAGTATGGAACCGCCCGGCCGTGTGGGGCTTTTCCTGCGCTGCCATGCCTCGCTGAAGAAAGCCTGCCGCTCGAAGTTCCTGTCGAACTCGTCGCCCATCTCCACCCTAATGTCGTTTAGGATATTGCGGATAATTTTCTGTATGTCCTGGTTCATCGTCAAAGTCGAATTTTAGAAACGTCTGTGCCTCTTGTGGCACTTCGTTCTTAGGGTCACAAGAGGCATTAAGGAGGTTGTAGAAGGTACGCTCACATATACCATAAACAGGATACACGTACCTTCGCCATATCTCGCGGTTGCTGATTCCGCTTTTGGCATGTTGGTCGTATATCCTATTTATGTCGGTGACACGTTTCTGATAGCTTGCTCCTCGCCTCTTGCTCATAAAATGTTTTAGTGTCTGTCTCTTGGTTTATAGGGACGGATGTCATAGCTCATCTTTGCGCTGACGGTTACTCTGCCCGTTCCCTCACATTGGTCACATGTGCTTTCTTTGCCTGTCTCCTTGTCGTGGAGACGACCTGTGCCGTAACACTTACGGCACAAGGCCACTTTCGGTTTCTTCTCCACTTCCAGTATCATACAGCATCCTCTTTCTTGGGTTCAACGTAGAATGTCTCGTCCTGCACCACTTGGATACCGCATTTGTTCATCTGAGGAACCATATCCTCCACCTCGCGGTCTGCAAGAAGTTTGTCCTTGGCTATCTCCTCGGTCTGGCGCAGATAACTGGGCAGGAACTCTTTCACCAGCTGCAGGGCGCTTGCCCATGTGAAGCCTTTGAGGGTTTTGAGTTTCGGTGTGCCCGTGCGGAAGCCGATAACGCCATGCGCCATTTCAAGGCTCTTTTTCTTGGTGAACAAATCTGCCTGGTTCTCGGTAGCATAAGCCTGAAGTGTAGCGAAGGCTTTCTCCTTCTCATCTTCCAGTTCTGCCAGCTTATTGGCATACTTCTCGCGGATCTTGGCACACTGCAGCTCGATGTCTGCTGTGATTTTCGCACTCTGCGCGTCTGCCTTTGCGTAGGCTGCAAACGCTTCATCGGCTGCCTCTCTGGTCACGCCGGTAATGATTACTTTCTTTTCTCTTTTTGCCATTGTCGTAAACTTTTTGATGATTATTATTTGGGGTGATTATTACTCGTCCTCTGTTTCCTGCCAGTCGCCTTCTTCCAGTTCCTTATCAAGCTCGTATTCTATGCGTTCCAAGAACTCGATGTACTGGTCGCCTTGCAGTTCCCGGTATGCGATGCCGTGGATAAAATCCATCACTCGCTTCACTTTCTCGTTCATGCCTCACCTCCTCCCATCACTGGCACCATCATGTACTCCACATGTGGCTGCGCTTGCGGTGTCGGTTGTTTCTTCGGTTTCAGTCCGCCCTTGCGCTGAATGGAGCGGAGCTTTACGGAAAGTTGCTCCAGTTCCTCGTTGGTCAGCCGTGCGAACACCTTGCCGGCGATGCGCTGGTCTTCGCAAAAGGCGTTGATGCGTGTCCAGTCGGTGGTATCGATGCCGACCTTCTGCATAAGCCGCAGACACTTGCTGCGCTGCCTCCGCTGCTCGTCCTTTACGGTGCGGAGCAGATGGGCGGTGGCTCCTTCGAGCTTGTCGCACATCGTGTCGTACTCTCTTCGGGTCATTTCACGCAGCGAGGTGGTGCGTCCGTTGGTGAACTGGCTCACCACGCCCTCCTTGAACTCATCGCCCAGCTCCTTGGTGGCAAACTTGTAGCTCGCCTTCAGTATGCCGTAGAAGCGTGCAAAATTGGTTACTTCCTGTATCATGGCTCTTTCTTGTTTTGGAGTTTCGACAGTTTCAATCTCTCGCCTATCACCTTCACATGGCATTCGGGGCAGCACTCACCGTCGTCTTTCAATGGGTATGGGCTGTTGCCGTAGCCGATGTGTTTCTTTCCGCAGAGGCAGCAGGTGTATTCTCGGACGTTGTTCTCATGCCCCTCGAACATCACTTTAATGCCGCACGAACTGGCAACATCAAGTTCCAGTTTTGCACCCTTGCTCAATTCCCAGCCCTGCAGCATGTAGATGCAGTCGCATTCCAAAAGCAGGGCGATGTCGGTTCTCATGTGTTCCATCCAGTGCGCGTCCTGCGACACGCCGTTCTCAAATGGGTTCACCGGCTCGTAGCCTTTTATGGAAAGATAGCGTGCCGCATGGTTAAAGGTCGCCATACGCTCCGCAAGGTCGTAGTGGGCTATTGCTCCGCTGATATAAACTTTCTTTTTCATCTCAGTTATGTTTTATTTGTTTGACTTGTATCGTTGTAAACCTCTACCGCTTTCTCCTCCCAGATGGTGTAGTATTCGCTCACGTTGCCCGAATACCTTCCCTGGCAGTAGGCTCTGAAGCCTTGCGTCCTCACCTTCACCCCGGCTGCGTATTTCAGTCGGATGGCAGGCTTGCCGATGGGCTTGCCTTTGTCCTCTTGGCTGATGAAGATGAACGTCTTGCGCTTGAAGCGTTCTATCAGTGCCTTGGTCTGCGAATATTCCCACCCTGCCTCGTATGCGTACTGGTAACTGTCCACGATGATGAACTTGGCGCTCTTGGGCTTTGCCAGCCGTTCTTCCAGCGCCTTGATGTCGCCGTCGGTAATGATGCGGAACGAGCCTTGCACCTCGGTCATCTTGAACTGGGCGAGCCGTCGCTGCATCGACAGTCCCACACCTTCTTCCAAGGACACATACAGCACGTTGCCTATTCCGCAGAGCATCTTGGCAAACTGCATCACAAAGGAACTCTTGCCGCTGGCACTGGGTCCGCTGATAAACCATGTGTCGCCCTCTTCCGGCTGGCCAAACACGTCTTTCCATTGTCCTTCAAATGGTAGTGCCTTGCACTTGATGTTCGCCACGTCCTTGGGGCTGTATGCTCGCTTTGCCATATCACTTTCCTTTCTTCAGTTCGGCAATAAGTGCATCAGCATACTGTACTGCCAATTTCACTTTCTCCGTGTCAAAATCTGTAAATGCTTCTGTAGTATATTGCATTCTGTCATAGCCGTGGCAAAGAATACCTTTTGCTATCTCATAGCGACGCTGTTCCCAGTCCACTTCGTTATTCCGTTGTCGGCGGTTTATCTGTATAACCTCATCCATATATTGCATTTCCATTTTCGTCATCATGCCTGTACTCTTTTAAGTTTCTCTATTTCCGTGTAAACTCGCCTCAGTCCCCCACCCGACTTGCGCACCAGGGTAGCAATATCCGCACCTTCTGGGGCGTTCACCTTTGCCACCACGCTCGCCTGGTCTTTCAAGAACTTCTCACGCTCCTTGCAGTCATCGGGCGTTACCTTCGAGTAGCGGTCACCGTATCGGCTGAGCATCTCGGTATAGCCCACTTTCTTGCACTCAATGGAGCGATTGATTTTGGCTTTCAGTCCGTCCGCACCCATCATATACCAGGCGCAGCATCTTTCTGTAGCGTTCCACAAGGCTTTGAGTTCCAGGAATGCCTCATACTGCAAGTCGCCAGCCTCGTCCAAAATGATGAGTGGGGTGTCGATTGAGCGCAAGTAATAGACCAAATCCTCGTACACGTCGCTGTATCTTCCATTGCTGCCCACACCAAACTCAGTGGCTATCTTGCGCACCAGCTTCAGTTTGGTCTTCACTTGGGAGCAATCCACATAGATGGCATTGCGGTGGCACTGCACATAATAGCGTGCCGTGAATGTCTTGCCGATGTTGGGTATATCACAAAGTATCGCACTCAGTCCGCTCTGTTGGCTGAACTCCAGCTGCTTGGTGATATAGTCGAAGGTGGCGGTGCGTGCCGGTTTCCATTCGATGCCGCCTCTGAGGTTCACGCCCAACTTCCTGGCGATGGTTATCCAGTTGGCCTCGCTCAGTGCCTTGTCGGTCTGGCCGTTCTTTATTGCGCTATATACCGAGGTGCTGATGCCCAATGAGGCTGCGTGCTTGGCATCGCTCGGATAGTTCGTGCGGTTGGCGGCTATCGCCTCCAGTATCCGCTTTTTGTTCTCAGTCGTTATCATTGTCTCACGTTATTTTATTATCGTTCTAAGTCTATTCTAAAGGTCTGCCAACGGGTCTGAAACGTGGTAGGTTACTTCCATCTCCGGCTCGCCTTCCATTGGCGGAAGTTCAAGCGGTGGCGGTGGCGCTGCCTCCCCATGGGCGGTCAGCTCTGCCTTAGATATGCCCACGCTTGCTATGGCGTTCTTCTTGACGTATGCGTTGAATGCCGCTATCTTCTTCTGCTGGTTCACGAATATCTCGCGGTCCTCGTCGGTCTGCTCGGCATCGGCGGTGTTGAATGTGCCCACGTCTTCGAGCTTGTCGATAAGGCGGTCGTTCTGGAAGATGTACACGTCGGTCGCGTTGCCGTCCTCGTCGGTCAGCCAGTAGGCATCCACCTTGTAGTTGTTCGGCTCGAGCCGTTCCATCACCTCGGTCTTGCTCAGCCACCAGTCCTTATATGCCACCCTGCAGTAGCTGTTCCTGCGTATGGAGGTCTCGGTGTGTTCTCCGATGAAGCGTGCCCACACTGATTTGTCCATTGGCTGAAGCATTGGGTTCATGTTGGCTTCAAGCACCTGCCAGCGTGTCATGCCGGGGTATTTCTTCTGGTTCGGGTGGAGGGTGTTGTTGAACTCCCTGATGTCGCGTATATCGTCGGCAATGAGTTCGTCCCAGCTGTAGTACTGCTTGTCCTCGTAGGTGTCGTTCTTTTCGTCAAACACCTTCTTGGCTTCCGTGCGATAGTGTCTGTCCTTGGCGTAGAAGCGTCCAATGCCGAGATGGTTGCGGTGCTCCACCCTGCGTTTCTTGGCTCCGTTCATCGGCTCGGCATATTTCTCCTGCGAGTTCATCGGGGCGCAAAAGCGCACAAACGGGAACAACACGCCAGCCTTCAGGAAACTGTCTTTCCACTGGGTCATCAAGTGGTTCTCCACCTCTACCTGTGCCGGGCAGCCCCACCCTTTGCTCTCTATCAAGCGGAACATGGAGCGGAAGCAGTCGGCCACCAAGTCCACGTTCTTGTTGCGGTTGTAGGCATAGCCCACCACGCACTGGCTTGTAACGTCGTAGGCGTAGTATGCCTTCGGTCTTGCCTTGGTGTCCTTCAGCTTGCGTGGGAGGTCGCGGTCATCGAATGAAATCTTCGAGAACGAGAACTCGGGCGCATGGCGGTGGACGTGGGGCATCTGCTCGTGCATGAATGTGGTGTAGGAGTCTTGCGAGTGCTCAATGAACAGGCGGTTTTTCGGTTTGTTCAGATAGTTGGTGATGGTGCTTTCGCTCAGCGACTTCGGGTCGCCGTTCTTGTCAGTCCATTCACTGGGGTCGAAAAGTTCACCTGTTTCGGGATCGTACACGTCCAGCTCGCCGCACACGAATGAGTTATACATTTCCCACACGTTGGTGTTGAACGGCTTGTTGGGCAGCACGGCGATGGAGAGTATCAGTCGCTCGGTACGGTAGTCCACCTTACGGCTTGCCTGGTTGCCGAACTTGCGGCTGATGAGGCACTGGTAGCCGTCCCTTTGGTATTCGTTCACCTTCTTGCGGAAGCGCAGCATACTTGCCGGCAGTGTGTGCCCGGTTTTCATACGGTAGCCTTCCACGGCTTGCGACATCATGCTCCAGTCGTACTTCTGCCCCATCGTCTTTTGTATCGCCTTGGCGTTGTTGTACAACTTGATGCAGGCGTTCAGCACGCTGGCGTTGGTAACATACTCCTTCACATGGGCATCGGTGGCGTGGTCGTGTCCGCACTGGTTGCGCCAATCATTGAAATAGGCTACGGCTGCCTGGTCCACCTCATAGTTGGCATCAAGCCAGGCAAGCAGCACTTCCATCGACGGGTCGGGGTACAGGGTCTTGAGTTTCTCCTGATAGGCATCGGGCAGACTGCTGACCGCGATGAGTGCGTAGCCGCCTCTCCCACCACGACGCACAATATCTATGCGACCGCGTGCGGAGAGCTGCTTATAGTTGGGTACGGACATGATGCCGCCATCTACAAGCTCTCGCATCGAGATGCAAAGTCTTTTATCGTGGTACTCCATAATTCTGCCTCCCGATTATTCGCTTACGGACTGTTTTTTCAAGAACAACGAATCAACATTCTTTGCATTGATTAGCTCTGCCAAACGCTGAATGCCGTCCATTTCGCTCATCTTGATGTTTTCCCAACGGGCAACACGCTCACCTTTGTAGAACAGGTCGGTATCGCCTGTGTTCTTGTCGGTCTCTATCTTTGCCCCATTTGGGAAGTACTGGCTAATCATGCCATCGTAGTCATACAGTACTTCCACTTCAGGAACAACCGTCATCATGATGCCTCCTTTCTGGAGAGCAAACATGCGGATACGCTTTGCGCAGTCCGTGTCACCACGCTCTTTGTCGAATAGAAGAGCATTCCGCACGGTGCGGTCGCCCACCTTGAAAACTTTCGCCAGTTCTTGGCGAACCTCCTTTGTTACGTGAATGTACTTTTTCATATCTCACTTGTTTTTACGTTATACTTATTTGTGGAGTGTGGGGAGTTGAACCCCAGGTGGCTATCCAGCGCACGGCAAACCTGCCACTCCTGCGGTCTTTCCCGCCGTCATCCGAGGCAAGCCCTACCGACTATCCAGTGCGGACGCTGACTATCCAGTGCAGCATTCGGGGCTTCCGTGTTATCCTTCAATCATTTTACCTCGTTTATCTTCGGTCTTAGGCTGCATCCATAGCAGGACATCAGCCGTCTTATCAATCTCGCTACATAGCATTCTGGTGCTGTAAATACGATTCCGTCCTCTTCCGTGTAGCTGAAACTCACACCGTCCATTATCAGAACCATCGCCACCTTGTGCTTCACGCTTTGCGTCTGCCATTCCTTTAATTCATTGTCGTTCATATTCTTTAATTGCAAAAATTCGTTATTCTCGGTCATTTTTCGTATCTTTGGCCGCTCGTTCATATTGGAACACGCTGCAAAGATAGTGATAATTTTCAACCCGACAAACATATTCGGGGATTATTTTCAACTTATGGGTAATATTTTATCAAGAATACAGGAAATAGCCTCAAATGAGGGGATAACTATCGGCGCTCTTGAACGTCAGATAGGTGCAAGCAAGGGAGTTCTGTCCCGTGCTATAAATAATGGTACAGACATTCAGTCTAAGTGGGTTCAAACAATAGTTGAAAATTATCCCCAATATTCAGCCCGATGGCTTATGATTGGAGTTGGTAATATGCTTGAAAACAACTCAGACAAACATATTCGGGGATTTTCTAATGATGATCACAAAAAAAACATAGCAGTCCCTGTCCCGGATAACAGCCACGAGGGTATTCCACTTATCCCCATCGATGCTATGGCAGGAGCTTTGACAGACGAGAGAACCGTACTTGAATATGAGTGCGAACGATACGTTGTGCCAGCATTTAAAGGCGCGGACTTTCTCATTCCTGTAAAAGGGTCAAGCATGTACCCTAAATATAGTTCAGGTGATATTGTCGCTTGCCAACGAGTTCCAATGTCTGATTTGTTCTTCCAATGGAACAAAGTTTATGTTATAGACACAAACCAAGGCGCACTCATCAAACGAATAAAACCAGGAAGCGACAAAGACCATGTTCTCATCGTATCGGACAACGAAAAATACGACCCGTTTGAGTTGCCGTACTCTGCCATTCACGCAGTAGCCTTAGTCATCGGTGTCATAAGATTAGAATAA